GACTTGCATGAAACAAGCCTTAAATGCCGCAAGAGCAAGAGGTGGAGTTATTGATGAAGGAAACTTGATTTATCTCTTTGATATGGGTATAAATAGTGCACAGGCACAAGCAGAAATCTATGCTTATCTTAAATTAGAGAATAAGATGATGGATGAAGGCAAAGCGCCTACACATGAAATGACCATGCAGTGGTTAGAAGCATGCGCTGATAAATTCGAAAACGATTCAGTAAAATTTGCTGAACGTAGAGGATTTAAGCTATACGATGAAGAATCGTTGAATACCAAATTATTAGACAACAAGGAGAAAACTAATGGCAAACAAGATAATAAAGTATAACCTAGAATCAAATGGAACGATTCCAAATTATATTTCAGATGGTGGCTACTATCCAAAAGCAAATGGTGGAGCATCCCCTCAAGATTGGGATTTAATCGGTGCAACTAAAGATGGTTCTGATGAAACTGGTTTAGGTGAACTTGCAAATAAAGCAGCTATTAAATCTTATCTAGATACTTATACAGGGGATTGGACTCAACCTGATGGTTCAGGCGGAGAAGAAGCTTTTGATCAAGACGCTGCAGCAACAGGTATCTGGGCTAAAAAAATATCGTAAGGATTTTTAATGGCTAATTATCCACAACTCGATAATACTCGAGGCGTTTGGAATATAAAAGAAGTCTATGACGCCATGATGGGTGGCTACTGGCCTAACGCTAGTGGAGGTCGAGCTATTTATGTTGGTGGAGCAACTCCATCTAATAGTGATGTTATTGATTATATCACCATGGCATCTACAGGTGATGCTACTGACTTTGGCGATTTATCAGGAAATAAAAATACTTTTCCAGGAGTCTGTAGTAGTTTTACTAGAGGTTTAATTGGTGATGCTTCTAGCATAGATCATATTACTTATGCCTCAACAGGAAATGCAGCTGACTTTGGGGATATGTCCTCTGCAAGAGGATATTGTGCAGGATTAAATAATTCCGTTCGTGGATTATTTGGAGGTGGTAAAGATCCTAATAGAACAAATGTAATAGATTATGTAACAATGACCTCAACAGGTAATGCTACCGACTTTGGGGATCTAACAGTATCTCGTCAAGAACCTGGTTCTGCATCGAGTCCTACTCGAGGACTTGTATGTGCGGGTCAAAATTCAGGAAGTAGTCCTTATTATTCAAATACAATTGACTATGTCGAAATAGCAACAACAGGAGATGCAACAGATTTTGGAGATGCTACTAATTCAGGAACTCAAATGGGTGGATGTAGTTCTTCAACTCGTGGAACATTTATGGGTGGGCAAGAAGCACCTGCTTCTTCACCAGGATATTTTAATACAATAGATTACGTTGAAATTGCTTCCCAAGGAAATGCAACAGATTATGGAGATTTAAGTGCGAATAAAACTTCAGGTGATGCTGCCAGTAATAGTGTCAGAGGAATTTTTGCAGGAGGAGAAACTCCTTCAGTTCTAAACGTTATAGAATATTTCACAATTGCTATTGGTGGAATAGTCACTGACTTTGGTGATTTAGCTACAGCTAGAAAAAATATCGGAGCGGGTTCTAATCAAAATGGTGGTCTTAATGATGGGTATCAAGGAACGAGACCAGCACCTGCAGGATCAGGATTAGCTTTATTTGCTGGAGGATATGATTCTGCTTATACTGATAAAGCAGAATATATAAATCTTAAAACTTTAGGAAATGCTGCCGACTGGGGAAATCTAACCACAGGAAGAGCTAAAGCTGCAGGAACAAGTACCTCTTCAGCTACAAGGGGTATTGCAGGAAGTGGTAGTACACCAAGCATTATTAATACAATTGATTCTGCTCAGCTACAAGCTAAATCTGATTTTACAGATTACGGAGATTTAAGTGTAACAAGAACACAATTAGGTGGACATTCAAATTCGACTCGAGCTATTTTTGGAGGAGGATATACACCTTCAGTATCTGATGTTATGGATTACAATACCATAGCAACTTTTGGAAACTCAACCGATTTTGGTGATTTAACAGTAGCTCGAAGTGATACCTGTGCAACAGGTTCTTCAGTTCGATATGTCCAAGGAGGAGGAAATAATCCTGGAATTAATACGATGGATTATGTCACCATTGCCTCAACAGGAGACGCACAAGATTTCGGAGATTTAAATAATGGAGTTGAAGAAGGTACAGCTTCTGCTTCAGATACAAGAGGACTATTTGCTGGTGGAAGATCAGGTGGAAGTTCGTTACTTGATGTAATTGATTATATCACCATCGCATCTACTGGAGATGCAACTGATTTTGGAGACTTAACTTCAGCTCGTAGAAATTCATGTGGAGCTAGTAATTTAGCTCGTGCTGCATTTTATACAGGTGAAGCAAGTCCTGGCAAAGTTAATACTATAGATTATGTAACGATTGCTAGTACAGGAGATGCCGCAGATTTTGGTGATGCATCAGCAGCAACACAAGATTGTATGCATTCTTCTTCAGATGGACATGGAGGTTTACAAGGCTAATGGGTAATGTTTGGGACATAAAAGCTAGATACAAAGCTGCGATGAATAATGAGATTCGTGGAGATGTTATGTTGTTTGGTGGAGGAAGCCCTGGATCAGACGTTAATACTATTCAAAAAATTGCTCCTAGTACACTTGGTAATGCAACCGACTTTGGAGATTTAATTCAAACACAAGACAAGTCTTCTTCTGCAGGTTCTGCCACAAGGTGTCTATGGGGAGGTTCTGAAGATCCAGGATACACAAACGTTATTCAATATGTTCAATTTGCATCAACAGGAAATGCTGCAGATTTTGGAGATTTATCAGGCAGTAGAGGTAGACTTAGTGCAGCTTCAAATGGAAGAAACTGTTTTTTTGCTGGAGGAGCACAACCAGGTATTGTTAATATTATTGAACAAGTATCTTTTACAACTTTAGGAAATGCTGCTGATTGGGGTGATTTAACAGTTTCAAGAAATGGTTGCACCTCTACAAGATCACTAACACGAGTAATTGTAGCTGCTGGTTCAGCACCAGGAGAAAGTAATGTTATAGATTATTTTTCAATGGTAAGTTCAGGTGATGCTACAGATTTTGGTGACTTAGTAAGTACTAGAGAGAAACCTTCTGCATGTGGATCAACTGTACGAGGTATAATTGGAGGAGGACAAGATGCTCCTGCAGCTTCTAACATAATAGAATTTGTTACATTTGAGACAACAGGAAATACATCAGACTTTGGAGATTTAACTGTTGCTAGAGAAAATTTATCTGCCGATGGTAATGCAACACGAGGAATTTTTGGAGCTGGGGCTACATCTCCAGGAAGAACAGATGTTATAGATTATATAACAATGGCTTCAGCAGGTGACGCAACAGATTTTGGAAATTTAGCTGCTGATATACAAATACATAATGGTGCATCATCAAATTGTCATTCTGGTATTGAAGATAGTATTCAACGTCCATCCGTCAACTATATGCCTGGAAGTGGAAGAGCAATTGTTATGGCTGGAGGTGCTGGTGCAGATAATACTGTATATGTAAGTCACATTCCAACTTTAGGAAATGCTATTGATTTTGGAGATCTGGGAGTAGGGCGAGAAGGAACTGCTGGAACAGCATCTGCAACTAGAGCACTTTTTGGTGGGGGACAAAGTCCCGATGATTCAAATGTAATAGAAGAAATTAAGTTTGCCACTCAAGGTAACGGTTCTGATTTTGGAGATTTAACAACTGCTAGAGGTGGAGGAGCAGCTGTTGGTAGTCAAACACGAGCAGTTTTTGGTGGAGGAGCACCTTCTGGAACTGATGTTCTGGATTATGTTGCTATAGCTACAGTAGGCAACGCTACTGATTTTGGAGATTTAACTGTTGGTAGATGGAATATCGCAGGAAGTATGAACTCAACAACAAGAGGAGTATTTGCACAAGGCAAAAATCCATCTTTACAAGATGTTATTGATTATATTACCATCGCGTCTACAGGAGATGCATCAGATTTTGGAGATACAGCTGCAGCATATTCTAAAGGAAGAGGGGCTAGTAGCACCATAAGAGGAATTTATGCTGGAGTTCAAACTCCAACAAAAATTAATAATATTGAATATATAACCATAGCAACGACAGGAGACGCATCAGATTTTGGAGATTTATCATCTGCAAGAGTTGACCCAGGAGCCTCTTCAACTAAAACAAGAGCTATTTTTTGTGCGGGCATTGAACCAGCAGAAGTTAATACTATGGATTATATTACTATAGCTTCTACGGGGAATGGAACAGATTTTGGTGATTTACCTGCTGCAAATAGTAATGCGGATGGAACAGCAGATTCTCACGGTGGACTTTAGTATTCAAATATAGTATAAATCCCATATGAAAGAGAAAGACGAACTATTACAAATTTTCCCAATCCCGGTACTTATTACGAAGTATGAACATTCCATCGAAGAAGAATTTAAATTCATTGAAAATTTAAGATACGTTGAACAGAAAGAAAATGGTAATTTTAAAACAGATGATACTTATTTATTAAAGCATAAAGAGTTATCTAAAATTAAAGACTTCATCTATGAAAGTTTAAACAAATTTACACAAAATATATACCAGACTAAACAAAGGCTCGTAGTAACTCAATGCTGGGCTAATAAAAATCCACCCAATAGTAAACATCACGAACATGTACATCCCAATAGTATCGTCAGCGGTGTCTTTTATTTTAGACAATCCAAAACATTACCTCCCATACAATTTAGTAAGGCAATACAAGATTCATTTAAATTAAGTCCTGAAAAATATAATCAAGTCAATTCAGAAACTTTTTTATTACCTATGGTGGACGGAGAACTTGTTCTATTTCCAAGTAGCTTAAGACATTCCGTTCCTATTAATCGAGGCAATGAAACACGCTATAGTATGTCTTTCAATACCTTTTGTATTGATGAATTAGGAAGCAGAGATAGTTTAACGCATTTAAATATTAGGGGGCTTTATGGACAAAGTTGATGATTACATATTTGTAACGAACGAAATACCAACAGAATTATGTGAAGAGTTAATTGATGAATGTAATAAAAAACAATGGAAGAAACATACCTGGAATAATTATGCAGCAGGAACCTTTGAATCGGAGCCCACAAAAGAATTAGATGTGATGGCTTGTACGCAAGAACAACAGAATAAAATAACTCCTCACTTGATAAAAGCATTAGAAGCCTATCAACAGAAATTTTCTAAACCGGGACAAAAAACAAACCCTCCTTGGCTAACTACATTTTCACCTATACGTTTTAACAAGTATCCAATTGGCACGATGATGAGAGAACATTACGACCATATTCATAGTATTTTTGATGGTAAAGTGAAGGGAGTACCTATCATATCCATTGTAGGCCAATTGAATGAGGACTATGAAGGTGCAGAATTCTATTGCAGAGAAAGAAAGATTGAGTTAAAAACAGGAGATATACTTTTATTTCCTTCTAATTTCATGTATCCTCATGAAGTTAAAGAGGCGAAGAAAGGCGTCAGATATTCATTTGTAAGCTGGGCCTTTTAATAATATAAAGGGTTGTATGCTACAAAAGATAAATATCGTACCAGGATTTAATAAACAAGTTACTGCTACAGGAGCTGAAGGCCGATGGGTTGATGGTGATTATGTACGTTTTAGATATGGAACACCTGAAAAAATAGGAGGCTGGGCTCAACTCGGAGATAAGACTATTACCGGAAGAAATACAGCCTTACACCATTTTGTTAACGCTAGCGGAATAAAGTACGCGGCTCTTGGAACTAACCGATTTTTATATGTCTATTCTGGAGGCGCATTTTATGATATAACTCCTATCAAAGCTACAACAACATTAACCAATGCCTTTACAACAACCAATGGATCAACAACTGTCACAATCACGTTTGCAAGCGCTCACAACATTACTAAAGGGGATATTATTCTTTGTGATAATTTTAGTGCTGCTACCAATTCTAATTATGATTCTGATGATTTTGATGATACCAATTTCATGGTCACATCCGTCCCTACAACAACAACGATTACAATCACGATGGGATCAGCAGAATCAGGATCAGGAGCGTCCACATCAGGAGGAGTAAGAGTCAAACATTATTATTCCATAGGACCTGCCGTTGAGGAATCAGCAGCCGGTTGGGGACTAGGGCTTTGGGGTGGTACTAAATTAGGAGTTGGACAATCAACATTAGACGGAGCATTAACAAACTCATCAACGAGTATTGTATTAGACGACTCGGCTTCATTTCCTGCTACAGGAACTGTTTTAATAGATAGTGAGCGTATTGCTTATACATCTAATACTGCAGGTACAGAAACTTTAGGAAGTTTAACTAGAGGATCGGATAATACTACAGCCGCAGCGCACTCAGACGGAGCAACGGTTTATGATGCATCAGACTATACGAAATGGGGTGCTTCACAAACGGGAGATATTATTACAGCTCCTGGGGTATGGACTCTAGATAATTATGGAAATAAATTAATTGCAACGATTACTGATGGTGCAACCTTTGAATGGGATTCCGATGCAACCGGTGCAAATTCAACAAGAGCAACGATTGTTTCTAATGCACCCACAGCTTCAATACAAACTTTAGTATCTGCTCCTGATAGACACTTAGTATTCTTTGGAACAGAAACAACAATTGGAACTTCTTCAACACAAGATGATATGTATATCAGATGGTCTTCTCAAGAAGCGATTACCACGTATACTCCAACAGCGACTAATACGGCTGGTACACAAAGAATTGCCGATGGAACACGGATCGTAGCAGCCATTAGAGGTCGTGATGCGATTTACATCTGGACGGATACGGCTCTTTTCATTATGAGATTTGTAGGTCCTCCATTTACTTTTTCTTTCCAACAAGTTGGAACCGGTTGTGGATTGATTGGTAAGAACGCAGCCGTTGAGGTTGATGGTTCTGCTTACTGGATGTCAGAAAATGGTTTCTTTAGATACACAGGCCGACTAGAATCTCTAGCGTGTCTCGTTGAAGATTATGTTTACGATGATATTAATACGGTTCCTAAAAATCATATCTATGCAGGATTAAATAATTTATTTGGTGAAGTAACATGGTTCTATCCTGGTAGTGGTGCAGCATCAAACAATCGATCAGTCACTTATAACTATATGGATTCATCTCCTGAAAATCCAGTATGGACAACAAGTTCTCTTGCACGTTCTTCATGGTCGGACTCACATATTTTTGGAAAACCTCATGCAACGGAATATGATTCATCAGCAACGAGCGATGCAACGGTAGGTAACACCGATGGTGTCACAACTTACTATGAACACGAAACAGGGACCAATCAGATTAAAGCAGGAACAACGAGTGCTATTGCCGCTAACATTCAATCAGGAGATTTTGATATTTCTATTGGACAAGGAGGCGTAGGTGATCTAAGAGGAGATGGAGATTACATGATGAAAATTAGAAGAGTGATTCCTGATTTTCTATCACAAACAGGAAGTTCAAGAGTGACATTAAATTTAAAAAATTACCCAACCGATTCACAAGCGAGTTCTTCACTAGGACCTTTTACTGTAGACTCGGATACAACAAAAGTAGATACAAGAGCAAGAGCTCGTGCGATCGCTTTAAAAGTGGATAATACCGGAACCACGCAACACTGGAAGTTAGGTACGTTTAGACTCGACATTCAACCGGACGGGAGAAGATAATGGCTTGGTGGGATAATGTTACTTTAGGAGATATTGGCAAATACGGTGGATCAACTGTTGGTGCTTTATCAACAGGCGCAGGATATCAAACTCTTAAAGATATCAATCAAATTAATAAATGGGCTGATATGGGATATGGTAATCGAAATCCAGTTCCTCAAAGTATGTTAAAAAATTTAACAGGGGCTTATGTACCTAATAAAACTTTTGAAAAATTAGGACATGGAAAAGGTAGTTTAAAAGGATGGTTAACGGGTAGAGTTCATCCTAGTCATTTCGGACCAGTAGAAGCTGCAATGAATGTGGGTAAGCATATAGGAACTTTAGGAGGAACAGTAGCGACAGGTATACCGTTAGCTTATGCTAGTTTAGCAGATGCTTTACAGGGTCGTTTAGAAGATCAAGGCTTAACAGGTGAAGGTGGAATCGCAGATGTATCTGGTTTATGGGGTGCAGAAGCAGCTGGAGCTGATGTGGAATATGATATGGATACTAGACCTAGCTACAGTGATTCAGCATTTTTAGGATTTGAAAGAGGAGATCAAGGACTTACTAGTGCTGATACTTTTGAAGGCATCAACACACTTCCTAAAGGCAGAAGTATATCAGAACAAGTTTATGATGCACAGAGAAGAGAGGCTCTTGCTAAACTTGCTACAGAATTTGAAGAAGGAAAAATAGATTCTCCTACTAAAGAAGGATGGAAACCTAATATGGGTTGGTTACGAACAGCAGCTAGTTTTTTTAATCCATTTGGTGATAAGAATCCTTTAGGAGCAGCACTAAATTATGGAATAAGTAAAATTAAACCTACTAATACAGACAATACTTTAAGTTTACTTTCTCGTGGAGATCCTGATATAGGAAAAGGATTAAGCGGTAAAGTTTCTTGGGCAGGTCGAGCTTATGACAAGAAGCATGGAGCAGGAGCTTATAAACAAAAACAAATTGATGACTATGTAACGAAATATAAAGATGTAAATTATAAAACTCAAAAAATGAAAGATAAGTATGCAGCCATGTATGCACAATCTACTCAAGGAAAAGCGGCAGCGGAACAAGCTGCAAAAACAGCAGCTGGAATAGGCCCAACCACTGCTCACGGAGGAGGAATTGATCGTGGAGATTTAAGAGATATTGGAGGAGGATTTCATGCATATAGTGATTCAGGAACTGCTGCAGGTTATGAAGGTTCTTTTTATAAAGGTGGCAGAGTCGGATTTTCAAAAGGAGGTATCGTCGATTTATGGCAAGAATTGTCCAATCTTTAACTCAACCTACGGAAATATATGACCAGTTTATTCAACAGGCATTTGTCCGGGACGTTGATAGTATCGTACAGAAACTTAACACAACGTTTCAGCAAGATTTAAAAGATGAAGCTGAAGCGATAAGTGTATTTTTAGCATAATGGCAAACGCATACGTAAATAAAAAAGCAGATTTAAC